ATGAAGGGTCAGTAAATGGCGACGAACAGTTTCGCCAACACCTCCTGGGTCTCGCTCGAGATCCTGAGATTGTTGGTCAATAAGCTGGTCTGCACGGAATACTTCAACCGAAGCTGGGAGAAGGACTTCAACCGCGAGTTCGCGATCGGGTCCACCATGCAGATCAAGTTTCCGCAACGTTTCCTCTCCGTTCCCCAAATGGGCTATGCTCCGCAGGGGATCGCGAGAATCACCACCACGGTAACTTTAAACAACTGGATCCAGGTCCCCTTCGAATGGGACGACTACGAACGCGCAGTGAAACTGGAGCGATCGGAAGCCGAACTCCGGGAGAACTACTGGGAGCCCGCGGCCGCGCGCATCTCGCAGGACATCGACTCCTACGCCGCTAACTGGGCGAGATACAACTCGAGTAACTTCGTCGGTCAGTTAGGCACGGACCCGACTACGGTCCTCACCTACTACCAGGCAAGGGCCATGCTCGAGAAGGAAGCGGCCGGCACGGGAAAGCGCTGCTGCCTGATCTCGACCAACATGATGATGAACCTGGGAGCGAACATCACCAACGTCTTCAATCCCACGGATGAAATCACGCGCATGTGGAAGCAGGGATCGATCGGAAGACTCGCGTCCTTCGATTTCTTCGAATCGAACTCCCTCTACTCGCACACCGCAGGAACCTGGGCGGGAGTCGTCAAGGTCATCGGCGCAAATCAATCCGGAGGCCAACTGATCATCCAGGGGACCGCCGGAGACACGATCAACCCGGGAGACAAATTCGCGATCGCATCGGTCAACATGATGAACCCGATGACCCTGCGATCGGCCGGACCCCTCACGCCGCGCACCTTCACCTGTCCCACGGGATTCACGCTTACCGGCGGGTCGGACACGATCAATGTCCTGCCGGCCATCTTCGGGCCCGGATCCCCGTATCAGAATGTGGATGCCCTGCCCGGCAACAACGCCGGCCTCACCCTCTGGCCGGGAACCACGTCGCCCAACGGCAAGACCGGCACGGTAGGATTCGGACTCACGCGCGAGGCCTTCGCTCTGGTGGGAGGCAAGCTCTATGTCCCGAAAGCCGTCGAGAGCGCATCGCAGCAGCAGGACCCCGACTCGGGAATCGCCATCCGCAAAGTCATCGCCTGGGATCCGGTGAGATCCATGCAGGTCAACCGCTACGACTCGCTTGTAGGATTCGGCAACTTATACCAGCAGAACGCCTGCGTGGCGGTGGTAGGAGCTTAAGGAGAACAATCCATGACGCCAACTCTCTCAACGACTCCCGGAAGGCTGCAGAGCCATTTCGGATTGCAGGACCCGCGGCTGCAGTCGGTATCCATGCCGCAAATCATCCCGCTCGCCGTCACGGCCACGCCCGCAACCCTCACCAGCCCGCAACTGCTGCAGGGATTCATCAACGTCACGGTGGCGGCCGCGGCGACCCTCACCCTGCCCACGGCCTCGGACCTGTGCAACAACATCCAGGGCTGCATGGTAGGCACTTCCTTCGAAGTCGAAGTCCGGGCCACGGGCGCGGGCGGCGCGACCATTGCCGTCCCCGCGGGAGGCCAGGGCGTGACCATCAGCGGCACGGCCGCAACCGCAACCGCCAACACGCGCACGCTCCTGATCAACTTCACCAATGTAGGCATCGGCACGGAAGCCTATACGGTGTACTCGAAAGGCGCGGGCGCTTTTTAAAAGGGCCACGGGGCCGTTCTCCGGCCCCTTCTTTATGCCCATCCACGAAGCGCAGGGCGCACATAGCAGTCTTTCGCCCCAGCAACAACGACAGGCCATGGAATCCCTCTACGGCCTCGGAGGCACGATGTATCCACCGACTGAAGACCAGCAGATGCTCCTCACCCAGGAGGAGATCGCGAAATTCCGCCGCTTCCTCTCCCTGCAGGAAAGCGGAGAAGCGGGACGGAAGGAATTCGATCTCGCGAAACCTCCCGTCCCGGCATATCAGTTCCGCGAATTCCCGTTTGTCATGTACAACCACCGCACGAGACAGACGAGGCCGGCGCGCAACCACCAGGAGCGCGAGGAAATGACGGCCCAGGGATGGAGCGTCGAGCCCTTCGAGAATCCCCAGGAGCGCGCCGAAATTCTCTCGCCCGCGGAATACGGGGAGGCGCGAAAGATGGACGCCCTCCTCAAGATGTCTCCCGAAAAGCTCGAGCGATTACTGGCTCTCGCCGAATCCGGCGAGACGCAGCCGGCGGAACCCGAACCCGATAACGCACCCAAAAGGAGAACGAAATAATGAGCACCCAGACAACGCACCCGCAAGCCGCGCCCCCGCCGCAGACCGGCCAGGCGCAGCAACCGAAAGACCTGACGGAAACGGCTCAACCCAAATTCCCGTTCGTACTCTACAACCACAAGACCCGCCAGACGAAATCCGCCAAAGACCAGGAGCAATACGACAAGCTCACCAAGCAGGGGTTCGAAACAGAGCCTTACGACGCGATCGATGCCAACCTGCTCACGGATGCGGATATCCACCAGATCCAGGAGCTCTTCGCCAAAGCCGCTTACACGCTCGAGAAAGTTGTCCAGCTATCGCATCAACTGCAGCAGGAAAAGCAGGAAAAGCAGACCCCGGGCGGCGCCCCTGCGGCGGGAAAGAAGTAATCCCATGCCGCAGGAGAAAATAATCCCTCCTCAACCGGTAGAGCCTCCTCCCATAGATCCCGTGGGGCCGGGAGGACCGCAGCCCGGTTACAACCTCAACTGGGCTTACCAGCAGAGCCGATACGCGACGGAAGTGGCGGCCGGCCAGCAGTCGAACCCTTCGAACCCGGAGCCCGCGACCGCCGCATTCATGGCGGGCCTCTACAAGTAAATGGCGACCGACATCAACACCCTGCTTACGGATTCCCTGATCCTGGTCGGAGCTTATGCCCAAGGTCAGACCGCCAACACGGACGACCTCTCGCTCGCCTACCGCGTCATCAACCGCAAGATCGACAGTCTCTCCGCGGAGAAACTCTCGATGACCGGCCTCGTGACAAACCAATTCGCCCTCAGCGGCCAGAAGAGCTATTCCATGGGTTCGGGCATGGTCTGGAATACGGCTACGCGGCCGGTCAAGATCAAGAGCGCCTCCACGCTCGCGCCCAATGGGACCGAGAAGGCCGCCAATATCTGCACCGCCGAACAGTGGGCGGCGATACCGGATAAGACCCGCACCGGAGTCTGGGTCGAAGATTTCTACTGGGACAATGGATTCCCCACGATCCTCTGCTATGTCACTCCCATGCCATTCACGGGGCAGATGATCATCACAAGCTATATCCCTATCCAACAATTACCCGCACAAACGGGGACGGTCAATCTCGCCCCCGGATATGAGTCGGCCGTCCTCAATATCGCCGCGCGCGAACTCTGCATCGCTTTCCAGCGGCCACTCACCCAGGAACTGAACGACGCCGCAAACCAGGCGAAGGATGCGATCGTGCAGTTGAACGCGGAGATCTACAACGCCCCGGCCCAGCCCCCGCAGGGACCTGGACCGACATCGCAGCCGGCCATCAAGACAACCTAGAGGTGACGCGACATGAGCGTATTTCCCGGCGCCATCGATTCCGACGCAACCCTGTACGTGGCGCGCGATAACATTCAAACCAGGCTCTCGAGCCCGATGGGCGTGAGCGATGCCGCGGCGGTAGTCGTAAGCGCGGCGGGATGGGCCGCGAACATGATCGCGACCGTGGATAGCGAACAGATGCTCGTTACCGGGAACCCCACGGGCTACAGTATTCCTGTCCAGCGCGCCTTCGGGGGCACCGCGGCCGCCACGCACGCCGCGCAAAGCCCGTTCTCCAACTTCGTGGACGCGGCATATCAGTCTGCGGCCAAATCCGCCATCGTCGCCATCGAAACTTCGCTTGGCGTGAACCTCGGCAATATAGGCGCCGGACCTACGGCATTGTCGAATGCCTATAATTTCGCCCCGATTCAGCCAGGCGGGACTCTGGCATCGGGCGGCAGCAACCAGGTCGTTACGCTAAACCCGTTGCCCCCGGGCATCAACCCGAATGAACGGTCGATTTCATCGATTGCGACGTCCGGGGCCGGCGCGATCACGGGCGCAACCAATGCCTCGCCGATCGTGATCACGCAGGCCGCGCACGGCAAAGCGACGAACGATTACGTCATGGTCTCCGGTGTTGGCGGCAACCTCGCTGCGAACGGATACTGGCAGATCACGGTCGTTGACGGCAACAACTACCAGTTGAACGGCAGCCTGGGCTCGGCGGCCTATACCTCAGGCGGGACCGCATACGTTCCGCCGGTGGTCACCGTCTCATCGGCGCTGCCGATCACCGCCAATGCCTTCGTCACCATCTCCTATACCAATAACTCCGCGCTCAACGGCGTCTGGCCCGTGCGGTATATCAACCCGACCAGCTTCGCCGTGATCGGGGTGGGAACCGGCGCGTTTTCGGCCGGCGGCTACGCTTCCTTCGACAATTACCATTACCTCTACATCAGCGGCGGGACGGGCACGCCGGAAGCCGTGCGCATCCAGGGCGGAAGCGGAAACACCATCCGGGTGGACACGGTGTATGCGCATTCAGGCGCCTGGACGGTTTCCTCGGCTTCGAGCGGAATCACAGAGGCGATCAAGGCCACCGGCAGTAAAAACGGGTGTACGATCGTCATGCCGGCGGGCGAGATCCCGCTATACGCCCGATTGGTGATCGGAGATGGGGACGCCTATTCCTCCGTCAATATTGCGCGCAGCGTCTCCCCGGCGCTGGATCAGATCTCTCTGACCGGCCAGGGCAAAGGGTTTGGGAGCGGCGTCAATGATTACGGGACGGTCCTGAACTATTACGGCGCAACCTACTCGGGCGGCGCCATCGAAATGAAGGGTGTGACCAACTGCACCCTGGCCCGGTTCAAGGTGAATGCTTCCCGGTTTTCCACCGGTTATTGCTCGACCGCAATGCAGTTGATGGGCGTGAATAATTGCAGATTCGAGAATTTGAATATCGGCAACTCTTCAGTGGCGAGCGTGCGGGCTCTGGATCTTAACATTAACGACGGCCAGAACACTTTCATTAACGTGGATGCGATCGCGCAGGCGGATAACGGAATCGCGTTCGGTCTGGCTACCGACGGCTTTTGGGTTCAAGGCGGAGGGGGAGTCAGTCAGAACACGTTTATCCGCTGCGGGGCATACGGGGGGATTAACGGGGGAATCGGCATCTACATCTCGGCCGCGGATAACAATACTTTCATTGAGGTCGTCACGCAGGCCGCGGCGACCGGCGTATTTTTCCAGCAGCCGGTTGCCTCTCAGAGCACTACCCCCACCGCAGGCACCTTTCCGACCGAAAACTCGTTCTTCAACTGCCCGCTCATGGGCGGAGTGGGCGGCGCCGGGGGCCACGCCGGCACTTTTGGTTTAAATATTTTCCTGCCTTACCCCATCAGCGACGGGGAACCTCCGCCTCCCATCCTGGGCGTAATCGGCATGACGACCGAAGGTCTGTGGTTCGGACAGCCGCCCGGAACCTATACCGGCGCCGACGTGGCTTCGGCCGCCTCGATTACGCCGACCGGTTCCCAGTTCCGGATCACCGGCACGGCCACGGTCAATACGATCAACCTGCCATTTACCGGCGGCGGCGCCTATGCATCCTGGGAAGGCGTAATCACCATGGTTCCGATGGCGGCGGTTCCATTCTCGACAGCCGGCAATATCGCAAACGCCTTTACTGCGACCACCGGCGTGCCGATCATCGCGGTCTTTATCGCGTCATCCGGAAAGTGGTATCTCAAATGAGCGCGTTTTCGACGGGATTGTGGGGCGGCGGAACGTTTGGAGGACCGGGATCGTCCGCGATCCGCTCGATCCTATGCCAGGACTTACTCTACATAGCGTTTCGCGAGGCCCGTATCCTGAAGCGCCCGCAAGGCTTGAATTCGCAGAATGAACTGCTCGACGGACTCATATTCCTCAACCAGCAACTGGACTACTGGTCCGCGCGCGGTTGTTATGCCTGGACGACCACCTTCGCGACCTTCAACCTGACTCCGGGACATCAGCCGCACCTGATCGGGCCAAGCCTCCCGTCTCCCGATTTCGCAGTCACTCCGAGGCCGCCGCACATCGTCTCCGCAAGCCTAGTCCTCACCGGCAATCCGGGAACCGATCAGCCGCTCTATATCCGGGATAACGCATGGTGGGCAAACCAGAGGGTCAAGACCATTCAATCGTCCATTCCCACGGATCTTTATTACGAGCCCGACGTGCCGAACGGGCAGATCTGGTTGTGGCCCATTCCCTCTTATCCCTACGGCATACGCCTCGAGTCCATCGTCACCCTCGGGCAGTTCCAGTCGCTCACGGACGTATTCATCGCGCCTCAGGCCTACCTCGCCGCGGTGGCTTTAACGCTCGCCGAGGAGCTCGTCGACCTGTGGGGCACGGAAATGCCCATGAATCTCGCCAGGCGCGCCATGAAGGCGCGCGATGCGCTGCAGTCGAACAACAATCTCGCTCCCCGGATCGCATCCGCCGATTGGGGGACGTTCGCTCAACCCCGCGGAGACTGGAATTGGCTCACGGGCACAATTCCCAATCTGTAATCACAGGAGATAACCGAATGTATCCACAACAGCAAGCAGCATTACCGCCCGGCGGGCAGTTGGTGTATCAGATCCCGCTCGGCGCCGGCTGGACCCCGCCCGGAATCGGCGGTGGTCCGATTGTTCCGCCCGGCATGCCTCCCGGCCTCAATCCGCCTCCGGGCGGCTACCCTGGTTTTCCCGCGCCGCCTCCTGTAATTGGAGGCGGGCCGATTTTTCCCGGCATGCCTCCCGGCCTGAATCCACCGCCCGGCGGCTACCCAGGATTCCCCGCGCCTCCCGGAGGTCTGAATCCGCCTCCTGGCGGCTACCCCGGATTCCCTGCGCCTCCTCCCGGAGTGTGGCCTCCGCAGCCTCCGGTAGGCATTTGGCCTCCTCCCGGCGGTCCCGTCTTTCCCGCTCATCCCATCGCTCCGGGTGGTCCGCCTCCTACGCCGCCTCCGCAGAAGCCCGATGCGCCTCCGACTGATGCGACCGCACTGCCGCCGGATCACGTTTCGCCGGCCTTGCAGGGAGCGCCTCCCGCCCCGGCATGGGTTCCGACCGTACTCGGGGGGCAGCCATGCTGGGTATACCTGGACATCGCAAGCGGCCAGGTAACTCCGGCCTAGTAAGAGCTTCAGAGTTCGCCGCGCTTCCCCTAGAGCGGCGATAACGGGCCGGCCGTTGGGTTGCGGGTTTGTCCATCCCGCAATGCAAAGCGCCATCGGCCGGCCCAAAAACAGCCATGCCACGGTTCGACGCCTTCTGCGGTGGATTCTCCACCCCCTTCTCTCCCAACATCCAGTCCGAATTCACCATGGACTGGATACCGTCGCTGAACTCGGTATCGGTCGAAGGGCAGGGAACGGACGTGCATGACAAGAACGTGCGCTGCTCCCTGGTCCGGAGGCCTGGACTCCAGACGTTCGTTACGCTTCCGCTAGGGCCGGTGCGGGGAGTGTTCCCCGGAGAAAATCGCCTCTTTGCCGTAGGGCAGAGCCATTTTTACGAAGTCAAATCAGACGGCACGATCATCGACCGCTCGACGCCGGGATTCACGGGTGCATCCGGAGTAGGTCCCGCAGGGGGGCCCATCAACAACGACGGCAATCCCGTCCTCGCTTTCTTCAACGGCAACCAGATCATGCTCGTGAGCGGCGGCCTGGCTTACGTCGATAACGGGAATGGTCCTGTAGTATGCACGCAGAGCGTAGTTCTGAATGACCTGGTTGTAGATCCTTCCCCCGCGGGCGCCATCTCGCTTACCGATCTTGCCATCGGAGGTCTGAACACGCTCATTTCTTCCGCCTCCTACAGCTTCACCGCCAGCGACGTGGGGAGCATCCTGCAGATCACCTCGGGAGTGGGATTCAATTTGGCGACCTACACCATCACCGGAATCCTCGCGGGACCGGGAGGCGCCCCTACCGGCGCCGCCATCCTCAATTCCGGCGCCGGAACTCCCGGCTCGACGGGCGGGGTGGGCACCGTGGGAATCAGCGGAACCCCGGGCTATGTCCTGACGACGGCCACGGGCGGCGCCTTCGATGCGACGGACATCGGCAGGACGGTGCAAATCACGAGCGGAACGGGGTTCAATCTCATCTCGCAGCCGATCGTGTCCATCACCCCAAACGGAGGCGCGGTAGGAGCGAACCAGTGGGGGACTCCGGGATCGTCGCTGGGCACAGGCATCGAATCCTTGGGCTCTTACACGTTCACGGATCTCGTTCTGGGAGGATACGCCGGCATCGTTTCGACGCCCTCCCATGCATTCACACAGCAGGACGTGGGAGAGATTCTCAATATCACCTCTGGCACGGGATTCACGCCGGGCGCCTACACCATCACCCAGTTGCAGGTCAGTCAGGGAGGCGGCCCGACAGGCGCGGCCATCCTCAACACGGCGGCCGGAACCCCCCACTCTACCGGAGGCCACGGCACAATGGGCTCAAACCAGGTCGCAGCTAACAGCGGCGCTTTTCTCGACGGCTATTTCTTCGCCGCACAAAACAATAAGAAGATCGTGTACTTCTCTTCGCTCGACACTGACGCGGGAGGACTTGGCTGGAATCCGCTCGACTATTTCATCAAGCACGGGTATCCGGACAATGTCGCCATGCTCTATGCCGACCACGAGGAACTCTACACGTTCGGAGACCTCGAGAGCACTCAAGTCTGGCGCGACACGGGTAACGCAGATACTCCGTTCATGCCCGATCCCGGCGCCGTGATGCATATCGGGTGCCAGGCGCCGTATTCGGTAGTCCGTTTGGGAAACGGAGTGGCATGGATCGGTCAGGACGTGCGCCGCGGCGCAAGGCGCGCATATCACGCGGTGGGATACAATCCCGTCCCCGTCTCTACGCCTGCCGTCGAGGCGCAATGGGCGCAATACTCGACGGTAAAGGACGCCGTAGCGTACACCTATGCGAACCAGGGTCACGAGTTGTGGGTAATCAATTTCCCCACGGCCAACGCGACGTGGGTCTACGACGCGAATACCCAGTGGTGGCATCAGTGGGGCTACTGGAACGGGACGAACTGGAACCGGCACCGGGTATGGGTACACTGCGTCGTCTCTCTCGATGGAGTCACCGACAAGCATTACGGGGGCGACTGGAACACCGGCCAGATCTACGTAATGAGCCGGACTTACAAGACCGACGACGGCTGGATGATCTACCGGAGAAGAAGATCTCCTCACAACACCAACGAAAACATGCGAAGGTTCTACGCCCGTTTCGAGATCGATTGCGACGTGCTGGGATTACAGAGAGTCTTCTGGAACCGTCTCGGCAACGGGAGGGACCGCATCTGGCAGTTGGATACCGTGCAGACGAGTGAGACAGCGGGGGTGTTTCTGACCTTGGGATTCTCGGACGACAGAACGCAAAGCTTCCAGACGATGTTCTCTCAGAATCTCGATCCCTCGGTCGACGTGCAATTGGCGAACGCTTACCTGAACTGGACTGACGCGACATGGCACTGATCAATAGCAAGAATCTCAAGCAGCAGCCGATTCCCGTCGTCTCGCGGCAGATGCAGATCGTGAACGGGGACGGAACGCCTACCCGCTCCGGGCAGCTTCTGCTCCAGCAACTGCAAAACGTGAATTTCGTCAACTACGGCTCGGTAGCGGACATCTCGAGCATCACTGGGCTTCCGGACGGCGCATTCTATGTCGATCAGAACGGCGGCGAGGTTCTCTATCAGCTTCAGAACGGCGAGTGGCATTACGTGGCGGGGACCATGTGGGGAACGTTGAATCCCGATCAGAGGCCGAGGAATCTGGGGATCGAGGACGCCGGATTCACCTACCGGACGATCGACAGCGACCCGGCCTACGGTGGGCGCACTTTCGTATGGAGTCAAACCGAGTGGATCGAGACGACTCTGGTGCTGTACGGGACGCACGCCGTGCGTCCCCCGGCCGATGAAAAGACCCCGCCGCGGACGATCTACGTGGAAACCGACCGAGGCGGCGTGATCTATCAGCAGCAGGCCAACGCGTGGCATTTCCTGGCCGGCACGATGTGGGGCACGATTACGCCCGATAACCGTCCTACGGGTTTAGGCGTCAATGACGCCGGGTTCACCTATCGTGGAACGGACGTACAGCGCTCGTTCGTCTGGTCCGGGACAGCGTGGGTAGAAACGACGCCTCTGCTCGATCCGACAACCACCAAAGGCGACCTGATCACACGGACGACGACGGCGATCGCTCGCCAGCCGGTCGGCGCGGACGGACAAGTGCTCACCGCAGACTCCACCCAGGCGAACGGCATGAAGTGGGGCGCTCCGCTTGCTCTCAGTACGCAGAGCGTCGTAACCGGCTCGCGAGCTCTGGGCGTGACTTACCAGAATACCCACCCTGGGTCCATGTTCGTAAGCGTCCTGCTCACCGTCAGTTCGGGCAGCCCGGTCGGCAATCCCGTGATTTATTCGGACGCGGGCAACCCTCCTACCACGCTGGTGAGCGGAAGTATCGCAAGCACTCTCGCCACGGTAGGCAACATAACCCTGCCGCACTTCTTAGTAGTTCTGCCGGGGAACTTCTACCGCGTAGTGCAGGCTACCGGCACGGTAAGCATAGTAGCCTGGGTCGAATGGTATTAAAAAGGGGAGCCGTGGAGTATTGCCGCACCAAAGACTACTCCCTCGTCTACGGCATCCTGACCATGGATGACGTGTTTGAACATATGGGCGACGACTATATTGGCAAGCCAGAAGACTTCCTCGTGAACCGCCATCCGGACATCTGGTACATCACCGCCTGCGGATCACACGGCCTGGTCGGACTGTTCTCCTGCTTCCCCTCGAATCGGGTGTGCTGGCAGGTCCATGCCTGCATGCTCCCTGATGCGGAAACCCGGGAAAAATGGGAGGCCGCCCGGGAGCTCGCGCCATGGCTGGCTCAACACACCGACTGCGTGCGCCTGGTGGCCGAGATACCGCGATCGAACAAGCCGGCCATCCACTTTGCGATCCGCGGAGGCATGCGCTACGTGGGCACGCATCCTAAAGCGTTCGCCAAATACGGCAAATTGCAGGATCTGATCATCTTCGGGCGGGAGGTCTTATGCCCAGTGTAGTTACCAGCATCATCGGCGGAATCCAAGGGGCCTCGGCCTCGCACAACGCGGCCAACGCCATCCAGCGGGGCATGCAGCAGGCGGGAACGACGGTCACGGACGCAGCCAAACAGGTCAATCCGGACATCCTCAACACCGCGGCAACCGCGGGACAGGGAGTCACATCCGCGGCCGCGACAGGAGCGGCAGGAGCTACCGGCGCCGCGGCTACCGGAGCGGCCAATGCGACCGCCGCATCGGACGCATTCACCAAGCTTCTCTCGCCCTACATCTCGATGGGCGCGACGGCTGCGGGACAACTGCCCGACGCGGCAAAGCCCTTCACTGCGGACATGATGGCGAAATATTCGCCGGTCTATCAGTTTCAGCTTCAGCAGGGGCAGCAGGCTGCAGCACGGCAAGCCGCGGCGGCCGGCGTCACCGGATCGGGCGGCACGGCAAAAGCTCTCCAGCAATACGCGCAGAACTACGCCGGCACGGCATTCACCAATGCGTCGAACCTCTACAACCAGAACTTCAACCGTCTCTACCAAATGGCGCAGATGGGCGGCACGGCCGCAACGACCGCAGGCGAGGCGGGGATCGGAACCGCGGAATTCGGGGCGAACCTGGGAGAGAATGCCGCGCAGTATGCCGGCAATCTCAATACGGGCGCCGCGCAGTGGGCCGGCAATGCGAATATCAATGCGCGGGACCTGGCATCGCAGAACACCTTGTCCGCAGCCAACTACCTAGCTAACACCCAGATCGGAGCCGGGCAGGCGATCGCGCAGGGAGACCTCGGGGCGGCGAGCCAGTGGAATAACATGTTGGGAGGAATCGGACAAGCGGGGAACGCCATCGCTATGGGAGGCCTCGGGCCTGGGGGATGGGCTCTGAGCAATATCCCGGGCAACTTCGGAATGGGAGGAGGCGGCGGTGGCGGATACGGGCCAACCAAGACGTTCCAGTGGCCTTCGATGCCGGCGACCCCGCCTGTCGCAATGAGTTTGCCGCCTCCGCCAAGCTTTAACCTTCCATCCGGCTGGGGGATTCCGGACGTTCAGCGGCCTCGAGGATAATCTGGCATGCCAATTAACTTCGCTCCTCCTCAAGTAGGAAACCTTCAAGGTTTCAACATTCAACCTCCCCAGGGTTCTGACCCTCTTCAGACCCTGGCTCAGATGTCTCAAATGAGGACTCAGGGTTTGCAGCAGCAGGAAGCTCAGATGCAGTTGAATCAGCAGCAACTGCAACTCGCGTCGAACAAAGCGATCATGCAGGCCATGGCTGAAAGCGACGGCACCTTCGAAGGCATGATGAAGGCGGCGAAGAACCACCCCGACATCCTGCCCAACGATTACTTCGGCATGGTGCAGCACGCGCAGCAGGCGTACTCGACAAGGCTGGCGCAGACCGAATCAGAGTTGAAGATCGCGGACGCCAACACGGAGCGCATGGCAAGCCTTCTGACGCCGAACGGGAATCCGGTTGACAGCGTAGACAAGTTCAATGCCGCGAAACTGCAGGGCTCAAAGATGGGAGTGCCCCTCGAGCTCTTCCCGCAGAGCTATCCTCCCGGAGGCCCAGACGATATCAAGTCCTGGGTCAACTCCCATAGATTGATTAAAACCATCAAGGCGGAAGACCTGCAAGCCGCACAGACCCGGAAAGAAGAGGCGGCTACCCAAACAGAGCAACTCACCCAGCAAGTGAAGACGCAGGAAATCGCCAAAGGAGCTACCGAAGCGCTGGCGCGGGATATCCAGTTGGCGGATACCGATCCGAAAAACCCGGCGCTACCCAGCACTGCGGCATGGAAAACCATCCTGGATAATGCCCAGGCCGGGAAATACGGCAAAGGCGTCACGCTTCCTGCAATACCGTCAACGTCTGATATCGCGCGGTTGACGCGAACAACGGTTCCGGTGGAGAAGCAGCCTCAATACGATGTGGAACGTTTGCAGAGAGATCTCTACCAGACCTTGGCTACGAACCCCCA